TTCTGTTTTGAGAGTAAAGGGGAAAATGATTATGGGTAAAGTTTTATTTTTATTTATCACAGCAGTCTTATTATGCGGTTGGGGAGTCAATGCATCAGTTCTATCGGACAATTATGTCTATAAAGAAATTATTATTAAAGAGAATGATACCTTATGGGATATAGCGGCAAAGGAAACCGATAACCGCATGGATATCAGAGAATACATATATACAGTTAAACGGTTAAATGCTATAAAAAATTCAGGTAACTTAGTTCCCGGTCAAACAATACGTTTGCCAATGATATCCAAGTAATTATATATGGAAAGCCAAGAACGCATGTTCTTTTGACATTTTGTGCTGTCATATGAACATACGTTCTTTATTCTTTTGAAATAAGAAGTCTCATCCTTTATCGTTCTTCTGAAATATCATTGTAATCGGGTTATTTGTAAATAAATCAGCTTCATTAATATAGTGCCGTACCATTTCAACAGAACGATGACGTGTCTGTTTCATAATTAGACGTTCTTCTACACCGTGAAGTGCTGCATAAGTTGCAAAACCGTGTCTTAAACTATGAGCACCATATAATTCAACAGGCAGGCCGATAAGCTCGATATATTTCTTTACAAGCAAATTGATACTTTTATCACTTAACCTGTGGGATGAAAGCCTTCCGTTTTTCAGGATTCTTCTGAATAATGGCCCAGAAGTAATTTGAGCCTCTTGAATCCATTTATTAAGAGCAACAATAGCGCACATATCAGGATTCTTTAAGTAGGGGATACCGACCTGTTGCCCGACTTGTTCCTGATCGGTTTTAGAATGTTTTAAGGTTACAATAATTCCCTGTGGATATCTGGTGATGTCTTCAAAATCCAAGCCGGAAAGTTCACTTCTTCTAAACGCCCCCAGGAAACCTAAGAGGAGAATCGCCTTATCCCTTATTCCTGAGAGGCTGTCAGTATCTATGTAAGAAATCATTTGCTCCAATTCTTCCCAGTAAATAGGAGTCTTACCCTTTTGCATAGCACCCTTCGTCCGTGTAAGACCAATCATTGTTTCCCTGACAATCCAGACTCGACAGGGATTTTGTTCAGAAAATCCGGCTGCATTATAATTTTCTGAAATAGCGCTTATGCGACGTCTGATTGTAGAAATTTTTGCATAATCAGCTAAATCATTAATATAATTTACAATCGTTTCTACGGTGGCAGGGAAGGCCGATACCTTATGATATTTACACCAGTCACAAAAATCATTCCAGTCTGATTCATAAGCATCAACGGTATTTACCGCTTTTGTTTCGGAGAGCGTTTCTTTACTTTTATCAGACAGTCTTAAATTATCTTTTGTCTGGATGATATTCCGTAAATAAAAATGTTTTTCAGGCACTTACATTCCTCCATATATCAAAATAATATAGCCGTGGCAATACCTCTTTAAAATTAACTACAACATTACTTCCGATAATTTAATGTTATCGGAACTAATTTTGTTTGTCAAGAAGGGAGTGTTTTTATGTCAAGAAAGATGGATCATCAGTTTTCGATGATTCCGCAGACGGATATACCGCGATCTGTCTTTAATCGGGCGCATAGTTATAAGACTACGTTTGATGCAGGTTATTTGGTACCGTTCTATTTGGATGAGGTTTTGCCAGGTGATACTTTTAATTGTTCTGCGACATTGTTTGCTCGATTATCTACGCTGGTTGCTCCAGTTATGGATAATGCTTATTTAGATGTTTTCTTCTTTTATGTTCCTAATCGGTTGATTTGGCGTCATTGGAAAGAATTTAATGGTGAAAACCTTTTTGAAGGTGTTCAGTCTCATGAATATCTTGTGCCACAGGTGACTTTTACTAAAGCACAGTCTGGTACACTTTTAGATTATTTTGGTTTTCCAACGAATGTTGATAGTCAGCTTTCTGTTTCTGCTCTTCCTTTCCGTGCCTATTGGAAGGTTTGGAATGATTGGTTTCGTGATGAGAATCTTCAGCCATCTATCAATTTGACTACTGGTCGTTATGTTACTTATGGTGGAGTTCATGAGAGTTCTGACAGTATTGAGAAAGATATGCTTGGTGATGATAGGACGGTTGATCTTTCTGGAGTGGATTCTTTGCTCTTTCGTGGTAAGCGTCATGATTATTTTACTTCTGCTCTTCCGTGGCCTCAAAAGGGTCCAGGTGTAGAAATTAATCTTGGAGCTTCTGCTAATATTACTGGTTCTATTCCTGTTGCGAAGGATGTTATACGATCTTCTGTTGCTTCTATTCCTCAGAAAGTTCATGTAGATTTATCATCTAGGCAGTTTCAGTTGAATCCGTCTAGTCAGAATGGTAATGTTGGTCTTTCTGTTCCTCATATGGGAAATTATACGATTTTAAATGAATCTTTCAATCTTCCGGTAACTGGTATAAAGGCGGATTTGTCAAATGCTTCAGCTATTACGATCAATAGTCTTAGACAGGCTTTTCAACTTCAAAAATTCTATGAAAGAGACGCCAGAGGTGGCACGCGATATACGGAAATTATCCGTAGTCATTTTGGTGTTGTCTCTCCTGATGCTCGTCTTCAGCGGTCTGAGTATTTGGGTGGTTCTTCAAATCCTATTAATGTTAATACAGTAGTTCAGAGTTCTTCTACTACTTCTGATTCTCCGCAGGGTAGTCTTTCCGCTTTCGGTGTTGTAGGTACGAAAGGTACTGGCTTTACGAAATCATTTACTGAACATGGTATTGTTATCGGTCTTGTTAATGTTCGTACAGATTTGAGTTATCAGCAAGGTATTAATCGTATGTGGTCAAGAAAAACTCGTGTTGAATATTATTGGCCTGCTTTTGCTCACCTTGGTGAACAAGCTGTTTTGAATAAAGAGATTTATGCAGATGGTTCATCTCATGATGAAGAAGTTTTTGGTTATCAAGAAAGATATGCGGAGTATCGTTATCACCCATCTATGATTACTGGTAAGCTTCGTTCTACTGATCCACAGTCATTGGATGTTTGGCATTTTGCACAGAAATTTCAGAATTTGCCTACCCTTTCTGATGAATTTGTTTCTGACCATGCGTCATTTGATGGTGTGAAACGTGCAACGGCTGTTCAGACTGAGCCTCAGTTTATTTTAGATAGTTTTATTAATCTTCGTTGTGCACGTCCTATGCCTGTTTATTCCGTTCCTGGCCTTGTTGATCACTTCTAAGAGGTGTTGTTATGGGATTATTTAGTTTATTGGCCGCTCCTGTTATGTCTCTTGCTGGTGGTTTGATTGGTAATCATTCAGCACGTTCTGAGGCAGCACGGAATAGAGATTGGCAGGAGCAGATGTCTAATACTTCTCATCAGCGTGAAGTTGCTGATTTGAGGGCTGCTGGATTGAATCCTATTCTTTCTGCTAATAGTGGAGCTTCTACACCTGCAGGTGCAATGGCTAATCAGATGAATCCGTTTTCTTCAGCTGCTGATACTTATGTTGGTGCGTATAATGCGTATACACAGCGGAAATTTGCAGATCTTCAGGAACAGATTAATTTGAAACAGATTCAGGAATTACAGTCACAGATTGATTTGAATCATGCGAATGCATCAAAAGCTATTCAGGATGCTGATGAATCGAAAGCTCGTTCTATGACTTATCCTGTTTCTATATCTCTTATGAAAACGAATATTCAGAAAGCTCTTCAAGATGTTCTTAATTCTAAGCGTATTACCGATGCAGAAGTGAAGTTGAAGATGGAGCAAGGTGTAGCTGCTCTTGCTTCTGCTAATGCTTCTAATGCTCAAGCTGGTTATTTTGCTCAAGCTGCTGTTGAATCTGCTCATCGTGCTGGTTTAATTGATGCGCAGGCAACTTCTGAATTGATGCGTCAAGCTGGTATTGTTTCGGAGAATAGTATTAAGGAATCTCAAGCAGCGGAGTTAGCTTGGAATGCTAAATATTATGGTGAAAATGCTTCTCCTATTGCAGATGCTATTAAGCATGCTGGTCGTGATGTTGGTGGTTTCTTTGGTGATGTTGGTAAGGCTTTTAG